CTAAATGCTCTGAATGAATTCCCAGTGTAGATATTCGCAGATCTTTTTCCATATCGCATCGTGCTGAATCAGTCGATCGCGGGATTTGAGAAGCGGGAAGTGGACCTTGTACTCATCCAGCTCCAGCAGCTCCAGAAATTTATAAATGATATATGAATACGACAGGAAGTTCCGGCGCTCGTCGGGACAGTAGAGAAGGTAGGGAGCCTGTACTTCCTGAAACATCGCCCGGATCTTGTCCTCGATCTCGGGGGTAGTCGTGGGCGGAGGATTACCGTTCAGTCTCGACAAAATATGCGCGGCATGCTCATAGTACCGGTTGCGTCCCAGCTTCTTCAGGATTTCACGAATATTCTGTTCCGTCAGCAGGGCGATATTCTCAATACGCCGCTTCTTGATTTCGCAAATCACTTCATTCATCACGTCGTCAGGGATCTCCGTACTCTCCTTGGCCTGGAACTGGTTCAGAATCTCGTTCAGATGATTCTGTTTCTTGTACGCATAATTATTCCGCTCTTTGGGTGGATCGCGGAAACTGGGGAAGTCAGAGACTACCAGAGCATACTCTTCAGACCCACACTTGGGACAGACCAGAATACCTTCGGACGTAATTTCTTCGCGTGGGATGTTGCAGGGAGCACAGTGCTCCGACATCTTCTTAATATTGTCTGCGTTCTCGGCGATATTGAGACCGTTCGATAAACCGCGACGAGACATGTACTCGTCAAACATCTTCTTCTTGGACGGACCCACCGCCGTCTCGGTCACTGAAAAAAGCTTATCAAATGTTCCCTGAGCAGTTGCGCCCATATCAATCTTAGACACCGTCTTCTTCTGGGGAGGAGCATAGTAATCCAGCATGATGTCTCCGCTATCCAGGTAATATTTTTGAATATCGTACTTCTCGGCTGCACGGGATCTCTCATCTTCCAGCGTATCCAGCTCTTTCTGAAGACGAGTGGTTCGCATAACATCTGCAAACTCAAAAGGATCAAACCCTCCCGACAAATCAACCTTGATCTGGGTGATTTTTTCATCAAGGGATGCAATTGCCTCGGAGGATGTGCGGGTATGCAAATCTTCAATGTGACGCTCGTGAAGGGAATCCAGCGTTCCAATCTGTTCGCGGTTCTTTCCTCCTCCTCCCTCCCGGGACTTCTTCACCTTAAACACGTCCGAAGACATCCAGTTCTATTATGACTCTGGGATGACCCTCTGTAAGCCATTATTCACCAATTCATTTCGCAACAAAGTAGGCGACAACGCACGCGAGGGCGACACCCCACAGAGCATACGAGAGAGCGTCTGGCTCCTGCATCGTGACTCCAACAAATTTATGGTAATTATCGGGGACATAATCGGCGAACTTTTCAGTCTTTGTTGTGCTTGCTCGGAGTTTTGCCCGTGCAGCAGCTTCGTCTGCAACAACTTTTGCCGCCTGTTTTTCAAACTTGGCCTGATCGGCCGCAACCCGGCATCCGGACCCAGGATCAGGAAGACCCATATTCAGTTCTAGCTGCGGAGTTAGGAACTGGGTGTCCGAAGTATTGATTCCACCGTTCGTGTCCACCACCGGACAAGTGAAGGCCTGACACGGAGGAATACCATCGGCCACGAGACCGTTCATAATCTTCAGGGGGTTCATAGAGGCCAAGTCTCCGCCGATTCCGGGAACAATCCCGTCTAGACCCGATCCTTGCACTGCCCTCTGAAAACTGGGTCCCAGGATTCCCGCGGCATCGTCGCCACCCAGGTAATTGTTCACAAACGTTGACCGCTTCACCACGCTTCCGCCGGGTGCCTTGCAGTACCCACCCGTATCCCGAAAAAGCTGATTTCCAACTTTTGGCCCCACAATCAAGTTGTTCACGTATCCAGACACTGCTCCGATGTTCGTGGACACTTGGTCAAATGATCCATCGGACGATACGCCCTTTTCTGCGGGGGACTTGATGGTTCGGAGGTAATCAAAGGATGGACCCAAGACCGTGTCCATTCCCGCATTGACTGCTCCTACTGGATTATCGTTTACTTGTAGAATGGAGCTCTGAACACTTGCCCACATCCCAGTCTCCTCTTATGTTTTCGGATGAGACGCAAATTCTAGCAGTTGACGCCGGAAGGCGGAGTTGGTGAGAATACATGGTCGCTGCCGAGCAATGAACTCAATCAGTTTCATCATGGGGATTCCGAACCTGCGATGAACGTAGGCGATAGCAAGAGTTGCCGACCGGTTCATTCCCGCATGACAGTGGACATACACGTTTCGGCAGTGTGGCTCTCGCAAAGCCTTATCCATAAATGCCTCAAACTGAGGATAAAAGTCGCGGAGAATTTCGGTTTGTTCGTTATCTTCCGCACCCATACATGTATACCGAGATCCCAGATGCCGTTTCGCCCACAGTGGGCAGGCGGTTTCGTCGGCACAGTTCGCAATGTGCGTCACCGAGTATATTCGCATAAAATGGGGAGTCATATGTCCGCCTGGACCGAGAAGAATACGATCAAAGACACGCCCGATTGGGTCGTATACCGGTCCACGGCTTCGAGTGCGGTACGGGGCAATAACCGCCTCAACCTCGGACATGTTATTATACCACGAGAACCTTTACCTATCCGATTTTTCGTACTACTAATAAAAACGGATCCAAAAGCACTTAGAAAGAGGGTGAGTGCCCCAACAATGACGACTAAACAGAAATCAGGATTTCCTACTGACGGCCGTAACCACCATGCCGGTATCAAGAACGAATCAGACATCGTATCCCTCTGGACCTCCTCCCCTCCCCCCTTCTTCACATCTATATACGGTACCGACATCAACTTCATTCATCGCGGAGGCACCCAGACAGTGTCCGACATCGAAATCATGAACGGAGCTGCCGTTCTCGACGGACTTTCTCTCAAGCGACACAAGAGCGGAACCTACGACTACATTAACACCTCTAAGGTGTCGGACTTCCTCGACGATTCTGACTTAAAGTCCAAGCTCGCTGGCCTTCGCACTGCCGGCATGTCTGAAGAGGACACTCGCAAGCAGGTGAAGAACTGCCTCGCGGGTACACTGACGGGTCTGACGTCCTCTCAGATCAAGTCTCTCATCGAGACATGTAATCGCCGCTCGCCGCGTTGGATGTGTATCAACGATCTAGAGACTGGACGCCTCGTCCTCTTCGAGCACTCTGAGATTGATTCCTTACACACCAATGAGGGCGACGAGTTCTTCCTGAAGTCTACTCCTAGTGCTCGTACATCGGCCACTATCTGGCGGCGGCGTGAGGGCGTCGACACCAATACCACTCTTCGCATCCGTCTGGTACTCAACAACGGAATTGGTGCCTTCCTCAAGCTTCCAACCTCAAAAAATAAGACAAGTGTTCCCACCCTCAAGATCCAGCAGGATAATGTTAAGTCCCTCCTGTCTCGGGTGAAGTCAGTCGTTCTCGAATAATCTGAACGGCCTCTGGATTCCGATCAAACAATACCGCCAGTCTGTTTTTCAATTTACACGCCTTCCCCGTTGTCCCCGATCCAGCCATTGGATCAAGAACGGTATCGCCTTCATCCGTCGTCATATCGATGATCCGCTCGAGAAGCTTCAGGGGCTTTGCAGTCGGATACTGCCGGATTTCCGACCCTTGGGCAATAGAGAAGATATCGTCCCATACGTCGAGGCAGGGCTTACCGGGGTTTTCGTCTCTGTAGAGTTTCTTGTATAGGTTTGCCTTTTTGCCCTTGGGAACGTACAGCCTGTTCTCTTCCTGAAGTTTGTCCATCTCCTCTTTTGAAATACGCCAACCCTTTGACGGATGAAAGGTCTTTCCCTCAATCGCGAACTCGTAATCGTATCCTGTTCGGGTCTTGTCGCACACAAGATGTCCGAGCGAGTAGTGTCCGCGTGCATCCGAATTCTTGAACGAATTATTCAAGTAATGGGAATCTAGGGGTTGGTACACCATATGGAACTTGCGTTTCAGAGTTTGAGAACACCAGAAGATCATATCAATCGATGATCCAAGATTGTTCTTAATATTGTTTTTAGACCTGCATCGCTTCCAAACAATTGGCTTGACCACCTTGAAGGATTCTCGCAGAATACATTCTGGAATAAACATCTGTTCAGACGAAATGTGGAAGAACAGAGATCC